ATCTACGGTAGTTTTTAAGTCTACTATGCCACCTTTGTTTTTTAATATGTCTGCTTTACCTCGAAACGGTTTTCCGTGAATTGTTCCAATCATTGGCACTTCCGTTTTACTGTCGCTTAGTAATTCAATAGCCTTTGGGTTTTTTAGCATTGCGTCTACAAGCCTTTCGTTTTCGCTTTGTTCTTTAGCCGTAAACACCTCGCCGTATTCTAAAGTAGCTTCTTTAAACTTTTTAGTGTTACGACTCTGTACGTCTATAAATTTTATCTTATCGTATTTTTCTGGTTCAAGGATAGCGGTATGAAATAAATGCCCAGCTCGTAACGCAGGCGTAGTTTCATTCTTAGCATACTTAGTTACATAGTAATACGTCTTAGGGCTGTCTAACATCAATTTAAGGCTAGAGCTGCTTAAAGCTAGCTTATTGAGCTCGCCATAGTAAAAGTCGACGTCTATCATTTTCTCTAACAAATCTGCTTTGTCGTATTGCTTACCGTCTAGTAGTTGTATTTTACTCATAAAGCCTGTCTGTTTTTTCTAGTATTATTGTTTCTATGTCGTTTAACTGTTCTAGGTCTAGCAAGTCAAATATATCTACACCCTTAACGTTTACGCCTTCTATATGTACTTTGTCGGAAGATCCAAAATAGCTAAAGGTTTGTTTTTCCCCAGCTTCATACGAGAAATCTATATCCAATTCTAAATCGCAGTATTCTATTATCATAATTCTAGTTTTAAATCTTTAATCTGTTCACGTATTTTATTTACTTTCTCGTCTGACTCTAGCTTTGCAGTTCGAAACCTAGACAGCTGGACATTAAAAGACCGCTGGCGTTCTTGCATAGTGCCTACGTAAATACCTATACGTGCTAAGGCGTTAGCAAATTCATTTAATTGCTTGAGTGTACTTTGGCTATTAGCAGCCTCAGCTTTTTCTTGCCAACTTATTAATAGTTTTGTGGCTAACTCAAAATGACCTAGGTAGTTAAATTCTTCTACGTCCAGGACATTACTCTTTAATTCGTTTGTTATATCGTTTTCCATAACTGCAAGCTACAAAAAAATGTTTATAAAAACCTATAAATGTTTAAATTATTTTTCGTGACGTTTAAAGTATTCATCCCAAACTCTCTTGCCAGCACGCTCTGGAGTGTTTTTAGTAACCACTGACGCTTTGCTTTCTGGAAGCATATAAAGTTGTTTAGAAGTCTTGTCGTTGTCCCATAGCGTTGTCTTACGAACGTCTTTAGTCTCTAGCTCTGGCATATTCAAATCGTTTAGCCAGTATAAATAATTGCCTTGCGGATCTAAAACATAGTATAGTTTGACTATTTCTTTGTCTAAAGCCATTAGCTTGTCGTACTTAAGTTTTTCTAGTAGTTTAGTTGGATAGTATTTATTTCTGACTTTTATTTCTAGCACGCATTTTTTATTCTTTGGCGTGTAACCTACAGCGTCCCAGCTCTCAGTACCTTCGCCAGTCCATTTTAAATTCCAGCCATCTAAATTAAGTATAGCTATTATAGCTTTTTCAAATTCGTGTGCTTTATCGATTGTCATATAATTTATTTATGTCGTCTATAAATCTCTGTACGCCTTTAGGGTTACAGGTACACGGTTCAAAATAAGGATGGTTTTTTAGCCTGGAGTGCATCTCGCAAATCTTTTGATATTCTTTTTTAGATATCTTGTCAGACTTGTTAGCTCTAAACGCTTCCCAGTATTTTACGTCTTGTTTAGTCATAGCGTTTGAATCTTATTTCGTCTAGCTTTTTTTTTCTACCCTCACAGCCACAGCTTTTATAGCCTAGTAAATCAATCACTATTTTTTCGACTAACCACTTTATACCTGTGTACTTAAATATTGTTTCTAGTAACGTTCCTATTTTCATAGTCTTGTTTTATTTGGTTTTTTATAATCTTTAGTGTATTGCGTAAGCTCCAATAAGTTATCTTAGACTCTCTGCTAAATTTAGCTAGTTTCTTACCGTCAATGTACACCTCTTTAAATATACGTCTTAAATAATATAAGTGCATCTTGTCAGAGCTAAAGTTGTCTAGCATTGTTTCGTTTTCTAGCATCTCTAGATACTCTGCGTTTTCGTACCAGTCGTTTATAGCTTTTATTTTACTATACAAGTCTGGCGTTTCTACATAGTCCTGGTCTTCGTTTTCACTAAGTCCGTCTAAGTTTGTAAACGATACGTTTTTCTCTTTGCGTTTTAAGTCGTAGACAAGGTTTCTTAGGACTATATATATGAAATAATAGTTAACCTCGTCGTTGTTGTAAAGTATACTGGAGCTGTCTCTTTCTAAGTGTCCCTGTACGTTTATATACATTTCACTTACTATGTCTGCGGCGGTGTCTTTGTTAACACTAAAGCTAGTTACTATGTCTAGCCAAGTTTTGTGTTTTTTAAAAACCTCTGTCAATACGCATTTCATAGCATTAAGCTACAAAAATTATGTTAAATTAAAAAGGTGCATTTAACAGTTTGACTTTTTTTACTAAACTTTCATTGTTTATAGAATAACCTACATTGTTTATAATTCCCTTTAACATTAGTGGATCGTCCAAAGGCGTACACCTACCGCCAGAGCTTATACTTTTTACTTTTTTAACGTGTAGTTGTGAAAACATAAACTCGGTTGGGTGCTGTATAAATCTGTGCATTACTAAGAAATGATCGCAACGGTTAACAAACTTACCTCCACCCTCTATGCTACTGGACTCTGGCACTTTTGGGTAGCCTTGGTATATGCCGTCTCTATAGACCTCTCTAATAGCTGCTGTGCTAGCGTGTGTACATAACCACACAGCTACTTGGTTTTTTTTACAAAACAATCTTATGTCGGTTGTAGCCTCGTAATCGTACTCGTGTACTCCTAAGCCCTTTAGCATTTCTTTGTCTTTAGATAGAGAGTTGTAAGGGTCTATTAAAAAGCCATTATACTTAAAGGCTATGCGTATTCTCTGAGCCTCTTCTAGCAGCTCCCTGTAGTTGTATAGCTTGCTGTTATCAATGAACTGAAAGTGTTTTTTTATAAAAGCTAAACCATTATTAAAGTCGCTAGGTATAATTTTATTTATAGGTTCTTCTATTAAAAACTCTAGCAGCTTCTGTATTAATTCGTACGGCTCGTTTTCACTACTAAATATTAGCCACTTTTGATTATGTCGTATGCTATATAAAAGCATAATATAAAGAGTTAACGACGTTTTACCTGTGTTGGCGTGACCTAGTATTATATTAAAGCTGGTCTTTTTGTGTCTAAAGTATGTATCTATTTCTGGTATGTCTAGCTTAAGTCCTTCCTTAAACTCGCCTTTGCGAATACTAGATAATGTTTTAATTTGTTTATTGTAGTCTATTAGCATATCGTATATTTTTCATTAAAGATAAAAAAAAAGGGGCAGCACTTTACCACCCCCTTACATAAAAAGAAAAAAAAACAACTCAATTAAAAAGGTAAGTCATCTTGAGCTTTTACTGGCTCACGATCTGGCATAAAGTCTGCTGTATTTATTTTAGTTTCTGGCGCACTCATTGCCTGTTTGTTTATTTTAGTAAACTTAGCGTACATTTTTGTACGATCCTTTTGCGCTCTTAGTATGTCAACACTTAAAAAACCGTTGTTTTCTGCTATATGGTCTTTGTGTTTATTCATAAAGTCTGAAAACTCTGAGGCTTTTATATGTAGCTTTGCAGCTATCCAGTCGTACTTAGGCTCGTCTTTTACAACGAAGCTGTTTACAAATTCACTTTCGTATTTACTTTGCATAGTTATTGTGTTATAAAGTTAAAAAATAGTTGTGCGTCTTCTACTACAGAGTTTGCGTCTGCTGTGCTTCTACCAGCATTAAACTCGGCTGCTGCTTTTATACAAGTCTGTCTAACTATTAAATGGTCTTTAGACACAAAGCTAACTGCTGACTGGCTATTATCCTGTGTTGGTTTAGCTTCTTTCTTATACTGGTCTTGTGGTATCTTAGCGTTTTTATACTCTTCGTTAGTTACCTCGTAAGTAATTGTTTCGCCTACGTCAAACTTAAAATTGCCTTTAGCGAAAAAAGTATACTGGTTTCCGTCTGCAAACGTAACCTTGTACTTAGTTAATCCATTCCATAGTCCGTTAGGATCTACGCTTTTAATTTTACCTGTCTTTGTCATATTATATATATTTATTGTTATTATTCACTTGTACTTTAGCCTCAAGAAATTCAACTCTAGCCTCTAAAGCCTTTATCCTGGCGTTTAGAAAATCAATAGTATCTACGGTGCTGGCTCTAACCACGTCCTCTTTATAAGTCATTTTCTATAATTTTAGCTATTATTTCTCTGTCTGTTTCTGTAGTATAGAACACACTACCATCGGTAAGTAAGACTTTACAGTCTCTAATTTGTTGCGCTACTAAAAGTATATGGCTTTTGTTAATCCACACACCGCCACGCTCGTAATCGTTTAGGTAAATCATTTGCTATATCGTTTAAAGTTATGCTGCAATATACAAAAAAATGTTTATAACTACCAAAAAACATTGTAAAAAAAAAGACAGCCTGGTTAGAAGCTGCCCTTTACATACGATATAACTAGACAACAAATTGTCTAAAACAAATATACTACTTTTTAAGCAGCTGTTCTAATTTATCTGTGTATAATTCTATTAATTCCTCAAGATCGTTTACGTTATTCTTTTGCGTCTGTCTACTAGTGATTAATAATTCCTGTGACATACCCTCGCCATATTCATTGTCTAAGTGTAAACCAAACTCATATTGTCTACCGTAAAAATGACAGTTACAACTGTGGCTTAACGTTGCGTTCGTCCCAACGAGTTATAGTGTGCTTCCTTGACATAAAATGTCCAGCTTGCATACCGTCTTTCTCCCATAGCTTTTTTACACCGCAAGTATAGCATTGTACATAGCCTAAGACGTCTGCGTCTTTTAAACGTATGTATTTGCTAAATATTGTATCTAGTTTTTTCTTTAGCTTAGTAACTGTTGGTTTTTTAGACTTCTTTTTTATCATTGAGTCCTCAGTAATTCCTTGCCTAGTTTCTCGTCTATGCTTTTTATAGCACG